TGGGCTGATACGAACTACACATCCTTCGCTGAGACAGGATATGATTTCATGGGTGATGCGGTAACTAAGAAGAATGCACCCTACCTAATATCCTACTGTCGTCTAACAGAAGAGGGTTTCACAGGAAGTGACTCTGATGGGTATGAAGCTATAAGACCTTCAGGCTTGAAGGTTTCAGCTGCATGGGACTTTAAAGACACCTTCGGGACTAGCCAACAGGTTTACAGACATAAATATCCTGTTGTTGTCAATCCTAGTGACTTGACAGACTTTGCTTATCCTGAAGACATGATAACATCTCGTGTAAAAATACGAGGACATGGACGTTCAATGCGTCTGAAGTATGAGAGTGAGCAAGGTAAAGACTTCATCCTAGTCGGGTGGGGTATGATTCAAGGGAAAAATCCAAGGTACTAATGACAGAATATACAATTCGTAATGCAACCCATGACGATGTATTAGATACTGTCCTCGCTGTCAAACAATTCTGTAAAGAAATACCTCACCCAGCTTGGAATAAATTTAATACGAACAAAGTAAACACTCTTGTCAGTCAGCTGATAGAAATTGACCAAGGTTTCGTAAAGATTGTTACTCACGATGACGAGGTAGTCGGTGCTCTAGTTGCAGTTATAAGTGACATACCGATTAATGACTTAGTCTTCGCACAAGAACTGATGTTTTGGATTGACCCTGAACATCGTATAGGGAGAACAGCCTTGAAATTAGTAGACGAGTATGTAGAGTGGGCTACCAGTAAAGGTTGTAACTTCATAAGGTTGTCAGAACTAGACAATGTTTTAGGTGGAAAAGCTGGATTATTGTTCAAACGTAAAGGTTTCGAACCTCTTGAGACAGCCTATGTAAAGGAAATATGATATGGCAATCTTTACAACAGCACTCGGTTTAACAGCCGCTACTACGATAGCTGGTGTTGGTGTTTCTGCTGCGGGTGCAGCACTTACAGCAGGTACTCTTGCCCTTGCAGGTACTGCCTATTCTGTCTCTCAAGCAGAAAAAGGTGCTAGTGCTCAAAGGGCAGCAGCTGCTACTCAGCAACGTATCCAGCAGCAACAAGCTACTCGTCAAAGACGACAGGCTATACGTGGAAGCATCATACGAAGACAACAGGCAGCAGCACAAGCACAGGCGACAGGTGTAGCTGACACATCTATGGTAGCTGGCGGTTTAACAAGTTTGTCATCTCAACTAGGGGCTAACTTAGGATTTAGCTCAATGATGTCAGGACTAGGTGCACAATACTCAGCCCTAACAGGACAGGCTGCAATGTTCGGTGCTCGTTCTCAGATGGGTGCAGCCTTAGGTCAGCTAGGATTCCAAATTTTAGATATGACAGGTCTTCCTAAATTTGGTCAATCAGCAACTCCTACAACGGCATCTGCACCTAGTTATGCAAGAATGGGTGGCTTTGAGACAGGTCGAGGTAGCTAATGGCAACTCTTCTGACACTCGAAGATAAAATCTTCAATGAGCTTGCCCTAGAAGCCCAAGCAGAAACTCAGCCTGTACAAGAGACATTTAATCCTTACAGCCAAATAGAACGTACTAAAGCACAGGAAATATCTATCGCAACGGATATCCCTGTAGACCAAGTAGAGGCTGAACGTGCTGTAGGGGATGTCAGTGCTGAGACAGCTGCTAAGACTAATGCATTGAATTTTGATTATGCCTTGACAATAGATCAGGCATACAACGATGGTCTGTCAGCTGAGGATGTAGCTCTTATTATTGAAGAACGTAAAGCTAAGGGTGATGATATGACCCTTAGTGAATACATGCTAATCCAAAACCTCATGTTGTCAGACAATGGTGTCAATGCATATGCTGCACGTACCATGACAAACATGGAAATCTGGAATCGTATACTTCAGAAAGAAATAGAAGCTAACGACACTTCAAATATTTCTAAGGTTCTATCCTTCTTCGATGTAAACGTCCTACGTGAACTTACCATCGGTGCCTTTGAGAATGTTACCTTCCGTTCTAACCGTGAGGGTGAGGATATTCGTGAAGCATTCAACTCTTTAAAACCAGCTGAGTTCGAGGAGTGGGCTAAGGAGTACCTAGAGGAACGCAAGTCTGAAGGTATCTTCTCAGAGGATAGCCTATGGAACCTGTATAAGGCAGCTAATGATGCTACCTATCTAGGTGATGACCCAATGGCTGGCTTGAACTTCCTATTCGGTGCAGCTGACATAGTTACCTTAGGTGGTACTAAGATAGCATCGGCAGCTGTTAAGGGTTTAAAAGCAGGTTCTGAGGCAGCTGTATCTGCACCACAGAAACTTCTAAGTCTCTACAAGGCACGTCGTCCAGTGGATGTCGTGTCAGTTGTTGATGGTGAGGTTGTAGGTGCAAGGGCAGCTAATAAACTGATAGATGATGCTGGTGCTCAGACAGATGAGATTTCAGCTGGGCGTACACTACCTGAAGAACTAGACCCTGTCAAAGGCCCAACAAGCAGACCCTCAGGCGTTGCTTTCCGTGATGGTTCTCGCAAGACAACCCTGACAGAAAAACTAGAAGAACTTAACCGTCGAGGTTCATTCGGTGAGTATGTTCCTCGTACAACTGTAGAGGGTGTAGCTACTCGTATAGCTTCTAGGATTGCCTCAGGTGTAAACGACGTAGTTGTAAACTCTCGTCGTGTCATTGATGAAGGTTCTGAGGACTTCAAGGTTGTTGTTCGTCTAGGTAAGGATGGATCAGGTGCTCCCTTCCGTCGTAAGATGGATGCTGAAGAGATTGCTAAACGTGACCCTAGCCTAAAGGTTGTCAAACGTGAAGAGGGTCGTGGCTGGTTCATTGAGACAGAGGAACGAGTCAATGTCTTAGGCTTGCCTGATGAACTGGATCGTTTCGATAAGGGTTCGTTTGTTTCAGATGCTATTAACAAAGTATTCGGTGCTGCTACTGTACGCCTAGGTGACAAGATAGGCGGTAAGTTTCTACAGGCTGAAGCTGGACAGGCACTAATCGGTGATCTTGTCAAGCCTTACCAACAGACAATCCGTAAAGTAAAAGGTAAAGAACTAGAAAACTTGTCAGACTTTATGACACAGCTACGTGATGGTGAGATGTCATACTTACGACAGGCTCCTACTCGTGAATCCTTTGAGTCTCTCTATAAAACAATGTACGGAGAGAAACCTTCTAAGAATGTACTTGATGCATACGAAGCCCTACAAGACATCAGTGACACAACATGGCAGATCAAATCATCACAACGCTTAAAACGTGTAGTTGCTGAGGGTGGTGTCTATGTCAACATCACAGATATGTATGGTGACATTGGCTATCGTGTGTCAACAATACCTGATGATGAACTCGTCCTTGACATAGCAGCTGGTAAGTCTCTTCCTAAGAATAAACTTAACCCAGACACACCCATCTTCAAAGTTCCTAATACATTCCTTGACCACCTCTATGTTACAAACGTAGATTCTACTCGTGTCTTAGAACGTGTTGATGTCATGCCTTATAACGTAGGTGGCCCACGTACTAACTCTGAGTTCCGTTGGTTCGTAGGTTCTATTAAGGAACAGAAACTAGCTTCAGGTAATACTATCTCAGCTGGGTTCAAGACACTTCTAGGTTCCTTTGGTAAAGACCAAGCCGAAACAGCTGTTCGTCAGATCAACAACATCAACCGTAAGGTAAAGTCCTTGATGGATGAAATGGGTGTTGATGATATAGCTAACCTGAACTTATCTAAGACACAGTATGACGAACTAGGGGATACTATCAGAGCTAACAATGCTTGGAATAAACACGTAACTGACCTAGAAGACCTGAAAGACTTAGCTGCTAAGTACAACTTCCGCTTCACAGAGGAGTTTGCAGCTAAGGCTCGTGACCAAAAGGTTTCTATTCGTGAGGCAGGTGAAGACCCAGCTAAAGTAGGAGAACCTTTCGGACAGGTTGTAGGTGTTCGCTTGAACATGAAGCGTGGTGACACACCTCTAATGGAGTTCGGTGGCAAGAAAGCTACCAATGCAAGTCCTGTGTCAGCTATTGCTGACCAGTTCGGTAGTGAAGCCTTTGGATATGCTAACCGTGCAGCCTCACAGAATGCCGTTGTAGGCTGGGTAAAACTAGCTGAAAAGGCAGAAGGTCTAGTCACCTTCCCTAGAGGTGTTCCTGAGAATGACTATCTGAATAGATTCCTGAATGCTGAAGTAGCAAAGACAGGTAAGTTTAATGACCTAGCCGCACAGTTACGTGAGCAACAGGACGTTATCAAACGTCGGATGAACCAGTCAACATGGTTGTCAGACAAGTGGGATAGCTTCACATCATCAGCTACTGAGGCTGTCTTCGAAAGAACAGGTTTCAAGGCTGACTTTACCAAGGCTGATCCTGCAAGTCGTCTACTTCAGGTAGGTTTTTATTCTAAGTTCGGCTTCTTTAACCCTGACCAGTTCATGCTTCAGGCTCTACACAGCTTGACCATCACAGCTATCTCACCTGTACAGGGTTTGAAAGCTATGGGTTTGACAACCCCAATGATGATCATAGCTAACTTGACAGATGGCCCTACAAGAACCTTGGCAATCCAACGTCTAGCTAAAGCCTCGGGCATTGAGATTGACGAACTTCAACAGCTTGTCAAGTATATCGACGAGAGTGGTCGTAACATCATTGACACACAGATCATCGAACTTCAAGCACCACAGAAGTTCGGTGCTGCAAGTAACCTTACAGGTAAGGCACAAGAGGCTGTCGGTTCATTCCTAGACAAGTCAACGATCTTCTTTAAGGAAGGTGAACGTGTCACACGTATGACAGGTATCATCACAGCATTCCTTGAGCATCGTGCTAAACGTCCTAACATCGATCCTACTTCATCTGATGCACGTCTATGGATTACCAACCGTGAGCAGGACTTGACATTCCGTATGACAACTAGCTCTCGTAGCTTTGCTCAGTCAGGGATTATGAGAGTACCTACTCAGTGGTTATCCTTCTCTATAAGAGCTTTGGAAAATATTGCTGTAGGACGTAACTTTACCACAGCTGAACGTATCCGTATGTTCATGGTCATGGGGCCAATGTTCGGGTTGACAGGCTTGGGTGCTGGTAAGATGGCAGGATACATCGTGGAACAGATGGGCTATAACCCTGATGATCCAGATACTGTGAAGGTATTCAACCGTATCAAGTATGGTGCTATCGATGCTCTGTTGTCTAATCTACTAGGAACTGAGACAGCATATGCTCAACGTGTAGCACCCCTAGGTCAGATGCAGGACACCTATAAGAAACTCTTCGAGGAAAGTTTCATTACAACCCTGTTCGGCCCTTCAGGTGAGATTTCATCCGATATGGCAGCTGTAGCATCTAATGCTATCGGGGCTATGATGGGTGGACGTACTGAGATGGTACGTGAAGACCTGACACAGCTAGTTCGTAACCTATCGACTGTTGATAAGGCTGTAAAGATTCGTGAACTAATCGAATCAGGAAACTACCGTAGCCGTACACGTAGACTTGTTGTCAGTGATCTAGACCCAGAAGCAGCTGCGGCAGTTCTATTCGGTGCGACACCAGCACCTGTACAAAACTTCTATGACTATAACGAAATGGTGTTCAAAAAGAATACTCAGTATCGTGAAATGTCAACAAGACTAAAACAAAAGGCAACTCTTGCACTTTCTCTCTTGACAGAAGGGGATGAAAGTGATATCATAAGAGGAACAAAACTTTGGGAAGAGATCAATGATGAGATTTGGTCTTCTAACCTATCTAACCAGTTGAAGACATCCCTTCAGAAAAGTCTGGTTAATGTTGCCTCAGTCCCAGATATTATGAAGAATGCTATTCGTATCGGTCTTGACTATGATGCACAGATTCTTCAACAACAAATGCAATAAGGAAAAACTATGGCTGGATTTGCAATAGACATCGGTGATGAAGGTACCGCATACGCACAGGGTGTGACAATGCCTAGTGCCACAGGGTTAGGTGCAGCCGCTGAAGGACTGTCAATGTTAGGCAAGGGTGTCTTCCGTACCCTAGATGCTATGGATGCAGCTAAACGTGCAGCACAACCTACAGAAACTTCACAGAAACGTGAAGCTGTAGCAGCTTATTCTAAAGCACTTGATGAAACTAGGGGTCTAAGTGCATTACAAAAACGTGTTGCAGTCAACTCAGCAATTACTGAATTTAACAATTTAGGTTATACTGTTGATGAAGGTATAGCCCGTATGACTAAACAACGTACAGGTATTGATGTTGACTTTATAAACTTCGATCCTCAGCAAGCAGCTATTGATGCCACTGTAGAAAAAATTCAGGCTAATCCATCTTACCTGTATAATGCTCGTGTAACACTTGAAAAAGCTGGTAAACCATACGGAAACGAAGATATCCTAGCACAGGCTATGTCTGATGTGCAAAAGAATGAAGCAGCTGCCTTGTACTTAGTAAACGCTAAGAACATCACACGTCAAGAGTTCCACGAGACATACGTTCCTAATGCTAATGTAGCCCTTGAGAATGTACGTTCACTTGCCCTTGCAGGTCTAGCTATCGAAACTGAGGGTGGTAATATCAAGCCTGAGAATATTGTACAGCTTCGTACACAGTTCGATGTTGTCAAGGCACAGTTCACTAAACCGCCTCTGATCGAAACTGGTGACTGGCAAGTCATTCAATCACAGATCGACACCCTTGATCAACTCTTGACAACCCTAGAGAAATACGACGAGAATACCCTAGCTGCAACTAAGGCTGAAATCCTAGAACCTATCACTAAATCCTTGATGCTTCAGGCTAAGGAACTAGGACAGACAGACCCAGTACTTGCAGCTGCATTATTGTCAGACAAAGTTGATTGGTCAGCTTATGTATCAGGACGTTACCCACAGATTCTAGCTACACTAGACTCCATCGAAGCTGAGGATACTGTTTACACTGATTTGTTTGCAGCACCACAAACTATCATAGAAGGTGATCTTCCCCCAGAGCCTACTATAGATAACTTACATGATATTGACGAAGTTGAAAAGGCTACAGATCGTAGTGACAAGGCTCGTTTAGATTCCATCTCATTCGCAGCTATTGAACGTATTGGTATTATGAATCCAACTATGATGGATCAACCAGAACACCGTACTAATTTCTTAACTGGTGTTGGTCAGGCAACTGTCAACATTGCAACATCACCAACATTGTTTAAAACTGAAACAATGAATCTTGTCTATAATGATGACACATACTCTAAACTAGCCTTGATCCGTAATCTTGACCCTGAGAAAGCTGAGATTGCAAGCAACCGTCTTATTGATGCGCTTCAAGCACAGTTTAACATAGCATCTACAACTATTTCAGGGGCTATGCAGTCATCATACTTTAAGATTACAGGGCTGGGTAAGATTGAGTACGATCTAGATGCTCGTGTAGACACAGGTCAGATTCGTATGGATCGTGCTGTTCTTCCTCTTGTCAAGACAAGTGCATCTAAGTACTACAACGGTGATGTAACAGCTATGTTGGCTGATCGTGGTCGTCGTGTACCTACTTTTGAACGTAGTCAGATTGAGAATGCTGGTTTTAAATTTAACACAGCTTTCCAAGATTACCGTAAAGTACAAAAGAATGCAAGAAGCCTAGATTTTTATATCAGTAACATGAAAAAACTAGGAGTAGATACTACAACTATCGAAAGTTTAATGGTTCAACCGACAGTAATTGGAGAACCTACAGGTGATTTGGGAACAAGAACTAATCCATTCCAGATTTTCTGGTCAGATGAAACAGATACAGACGAGAGATTATTTGCTTCTATTGATGATGGTCAGTACTTCATTGGCCCTGATGGTAACACCTACGTCAAGGGACAACAGTGAAATGGCAGGTATCAACTTAGAAGGTAGAGCACAGATAGTTGTAGAACGTGAACGTGCTGAGGTTGTCTCTACCCTAAAGGATATGCTTGAAATATCTCGGCGGTCAGCTGAGGAAGCTGGTGTAGCTAGACAAGATGCAGGTATCACTCAGTCTCTACAGACACCTGAACAGGTACAGGAAGGTATTCAGTCGGCTAGACAAACTCGTATGGTTGATATAACTGACACAGAGCAGGGTAAATTGTCATCACCTGAACCACTCTTCGAGATGGCTCGTCAGGTTCGTGAAGAGGATATTCAAGAAACACCACTAGATTCTGACCCTCGTGCTACAAGCCCACGTCCAATGTTACGTCCTACAGTAACAGTAGACAATGCGAGAGAAGCCGCTGTTGATCAGTTAAAACTACATGAAGGTTACAAACCGTATCCCTACAAAGACAGTGTAGGTAAGTGGACAATAGGTATTGGTCACTTGATTGGAAATGGTAGTGATGAGGCATTAGCCAAAAGTCCTTATGCAAATTTCTCTAAAGAGAACCCTATGCCAGAGGATGAGGTTCAATCATTGTTTGATAAAGACTATGAAAAACATGCCCGAATTGCAGAACAATACCCTGCTTATGAAAAACTAAACGAGACAGGTAAACTTGCTCTTATTGACATGACCTTTAATATGGGTGACCTAAGAGAAGACTGGTCAGGAACTCTTAAACTTCTTGAAGAGGGTCGTTATGAAGAGGCTGCTGTTGTCATTGAAAACAGTAAGTACGCACGTCAGGTAGGCAATAGAGCAAAGACTGTTGCCTCACAAATAAGAGCAGCAGGAGAATGACTAATGCGTATCCTACTAGCCCTTCTCCTAACATTATCCCTGAGTAGCTGTGGTATGCTAGGCGCAGCATCATCACTCTTAGGTGGTGGAAGTAAAGGGCCAACGGTAAATGCTAACGTACAGGCAGGTGCTGAGAATAATCAGTCTGTCATTGACCAAAGTTCTGACATATCAGGAGAGAATGTAACAGTAGATAAATCTTCAGGTGCCTTTTCTGTAGGAGGTGCCGTAGAATCCGTTAAGGTTATGAACCAAGATATACCGACATGGGTTATAATCCTGCTAATCTTAGGCTGGATGCTACCTTCCCCTAATGAAATCTGGAGGGGTTTCTTAAAGACTATAACACTAGGACGGTACCGTGGCTAAACGTGCAGACAAATCAAGAATGAAGTGCAACTCACCTCAACGTACCTCAGGGGGTTCGAAGAAGTTCGTTGTCAAAGCCTGTAAAGATGGCAAAGAAAAGATCATCCGTTTCGGTGATCCTAACATGACTATCAAGAAGTCAAACCCTAAGCGTCGAAAGTCATTTCGTGCTAGACACAAGTGTGACACAGCCAAGGATAAGTTCACGGCTCGTTACTGGTCTTGTAAGAAGTGGTGATTGAAATGATGGATACTATTGATTTGGTCATGCAGTGGCTTGTTGCACCTATTGCACTTGTTGTCTGGTACCTGTTTACTTCCTGTAATAAACTCTCAACTGAGGTTGCTGTCTTGAAAGCACAACTAGAAGCATCTAAGACATCCTATGATCGTGAGATGAAAGAGATGAAGGAAACTATCAAGGCCATCTTTAATAAACTAGACAACATAGAGCAAAGCCTAAGGGACAGGTGATATGCCAATCCTAGAAACCATTGCTGCCGCTAACGCTGCTTACAGTGTCATACGTAAGTGTCTAGAGAACGGCAGAGAAGTAAAGGATATGGTAGGTCAGGTGGGTAAGTTCCTGACCGCTGAGGAAGAACTACAAGAGGCTGTCAAGAAGAAAAAGAATAGTCCTATTACAGCTATAACAGGTGGTCAGGAAGGGGACTGGGAAGAGTTCCAAGCACTTGAACGCATCAGGGAACAACGTCGTGAATTGGAGTCTTGGTGCAGACTCTATGCTCCCGCTGGGACTTGGGCGAGGTGGCAAAGCTATCAGGTCGAAGCTCGTAAGAGAAGACAGGAAGCTAAGAAAGCAGCACAGAAAGCCTACGAAAAGAGAATGGAACAGATACAGATAACATCTGGTATACTCCTAGCGGTCACTGTCTGTGTCCTTGGGATATACTATCTAGGTGTCTATCTAGAGAGGTGGTAAATGCCAGTATACAAAGTGAAAGGTGGGTACCGTTGGGGTAAGACAGGAAAAGTCTATAGAACCAAAGCCGAAGCAGAGAAACAAGGACGTGCTGTATATGCTTCGGGCTACAGGAAAAGAGGGGCAAAGAGAAAGAAGGATGGCTAAGAAACCTAAGCGTGATGCTTGCTACAAAAAAGTAAAGGCCAGATACACACGCAACGGTGGTACTTGGCCATCAGCTTATGCTAGTGGTGCTCTTGTTCAGTGTCGTAAAGTAGGTGCTAAGAATTGGGGCAATAAGAGTAAAAAGAAATAAAATGGCTAAGACTAAAAATTCTCTAAGGACTTGGTTCTCTCAGAACAAAGGCACAGGATGGGTCAACTGTAAGACAGGTGGGCCTTGTGGACGTAAAGACAGAACTAAAGGTGCCTACCCTGCTTGTCGTCCTACAATGGCTCAGTGTAAGAAGGGGCCAATGAAACGGAAGACAAGCAAGAAGAGGGTAAGCTGGAAGTAATTAAGCTGGTTGTCGTTTCTCCCAAGTGACACACTGATAATCTACCACAACGAAACCAGCAGCTTCAAATGCTTCAATGCCACCCCCGATCTCAAACATACACTGTTTCTCTGTAGGTAAGATACTTCCAGTAGACTGAACTTTACACATGGACATATCCTGCATACAGACTAAGAGCAGAGGTGTGAATAACATTTTTAACTTCCTTCCATTTCTTGGATTAGTTTGTCTAGGTACCACCTAGCTTTCTTCAGGTCTTCTACAGGCTTCCCCTTGTAACGATACCGATGCAAATACTTTTTGGTATTACCTTCTAGGTACCCTAGGTACATCATGGTATCCATGTTGTCCTTCATATAATCAATACACTCAATAGACCCATCTCCATAGTGAGGTGGGTTATTTATTAGGTCACCCATCTCACTGTCAGTAAAGAACTCCATTTGGCTCATATGTTAATCAACTCCGCTTTTGTAAAAGGTACGTGAAAGAACTGTTCACCCTTCTTGATGTAACGTCCCTTAGCTTCACGTAAAGAATCTTGTGTCAGTAGTGTGTCTTTGATACGCCATGCCTGACGTAAGTCAGCACGAAAGACATAGAAGTTTAGGAAACCATCTACCTGTCTGTCTAACAGACGTTGCTTACGTTCAGGTATCCGTATCTCTTTCCAATCTACAGGCCAGTCCGATTTCCAACCTGTCTTAATCTCAGCCTCGTTGAAGTATGTATGGCCATCCTTCTGACTGACAACATCGACACTGTAATTCTCTTCGTTGTTGACAACAGTGTGTCCCTTACTCTCAAGAAACAACACTAAGGCTGTACGTGCAGGGCCATCATATGCTTCATACAAAGCCTTGCTAAAGTTCTTACGTATCTTTGTCACCAAGGTATTCCTTTAATTCTGTGTAACCACCAATATGTTTACCTGTGTATGTCCATATCTGTGGTACTGTCTTTATATCAGCTTTCTTAAACAAGTCAAGTATCCACTTGGACTCTTCAAGGGAGTAATGACTAACACTACCCCCTTTAGAGTTGATAAGCTGCTTGGCTTTCTCACAGAAAGAACAGTTCCGTCGGCTTACCATTACGTACATCATTATGTTAACAACTGATGAATTGCTATTGCTGTTGCAAATACTGCGTATAATTCTAGCATATTTTCTCCTATGCGGTTAGGTCTACGATTTCACAGCTATCACCTGAACAGGCCATAGTCTGCATTCCTACGGTGTTATCAGACTCTTCATAGTTTGTCAAGAGGCTCCAGTCAATTTTTTCTGGCATATTCTTGGCTAACTCTTCATACTCTGACTTGCCGATCTCTTGGTAGGGTGCCTGTTGGTACGTATGTTCGTTGTAAGGCAGGAAGGATACCCCTGACATTTCATCGAAGTGTTCGTACACGAAAGCACCTACCTCGAACCACTCATCCTTACGGACGTTGATAGTGACTGAGGGTTTGTGTTCACACCAGTGACGTTGGAACATCAACCATGTCTCTAACTGTTCAATGGCTGTCATGTCTTCAGTGACAACAGCACCAGCAGGTGCCTTGACAGGGAATGAGAACACTGTTGTCTGGTCAGGCTTGAACACATCAGGTTCGTTAGGGATACCCTGATCAATCATGAACTGTGTCAAGGGGTCTTTGTTATCTCCTCTAACGGTTCTAATGTAGTAGTGACTATGTCGTGCGTGGATACCAGAGGCTGAGTCGACAAGCTGGGAGACTGTTCCGCTTGGCTTGACACATGTAATAGCAGCACTAGGGTTAATCCCAAGATCACCACTGAGCTTGTTATTAGTATCCTCAGCAACCTGTCTAAGGTGTTCAAGAGTTTTAGGTAGGCCATGATTTTTACTCGTTAGTAGAGGGTTGTCCATTATCCCTGTGAGAGACACACCGAGCAGTCGTTCTGCTTCTGTATTGTTTGCCCACACCTTTCGCAGATATGGAAACTTTGTGTAGGTTGACTGGATAGTTCCCAGAATAGTTGCCAACTTGACTTTTCGTTCCAAATCATCGACAGTGTCCGTAGCACGGACGACAACCTCAGTGAGATTGCAGAACTGATATGGTCGAAGGATAATCTCTGAGCAAGGGTTAGTTCCGAACTCATGTTCAGGATCACGTCTGCCATACTTCGCAGCTTGTTTCTTAGATGCTTCACGGTTAAATACTCCACGTTCACCAGAACCTGATTCCACAAGAGACATCCATTCACGCATAAATGACAGACTGTCAGGTTTCTCTGTGTATGCTACACTGTTATTAGCCAAGGCACGTTGAGGGTTCTGTTCCCACCACTGACCTGACTTAGCATGACGCATACGATCATCTGACAGGTTAGACAGAGAGATCATAGCTGACCGACGTACACCACCTACAACAACAACCTCACCAATCTTACACATCAAGTCGTGACATTCGATAGACGATAGCTTACGTCCCTGTGCATCCTTGAATACTTTGACAGCAAAGTTGAACAGGTCAACCAAGGGTGCAGGGCCAGAGGCACGTCCACCGAATGTCTTTAGTCGAGCACCCGCAGGACGTACTTTAGATACATTCCATTTAGGAATCTCACCTGCCCACAGCAAAGCTAGTAGCTGACGGAATGCCTTAGCCCAACCCTCTTTACTATCCTTGACCATGATTGTTGTCTCACTGTCAAACAGTTCAGGCACCTCAGGTAACTTCTGAATGTACTGACGTTCGACAGAGAACCCGACACCTGTACCACACAACAGAATGAACATAGCCTCGTCGAATGATTTAGGATCATCGACAGGTAGGTATGAACAGTTGTACCCTGCTGTGTTGTCACGTTCCAAGGCAGGGCCAGCTGTCATCATAGCTCTCATAGAGGGCATGACTTCTAAGTTCAGGATAGCTTCTTCTAGTTGATTGACGTAACTGTCATCACCCAACACAGGACGTACCACATTATCCATGTAGCGTCCAACAGTCTCTGGCCATGACTCACGTCCCTTACCATCCACGTAACGTGCGTAACGTGATGTGTGAATGAAAGACTGGTAGTCTGTTGGTAAATGGTTGTTCATCTTTTATCTCCCTCTCCTGCGATCTTACCTCGACGTTGGCGATCACGTAGTTTCTTTAGGTTCTTTATTGCAACGTCCTGCATATCAACATTCAAGTCACGACACAATGCGGCAATGTACCACAGACAATCACCAACTTCATCAGCGATAGCTTCACGATTGAAGACACCATCACGCATGATCTTCTTTACCTTGTTAGCAACCTCACCAGCTTCTGCTGCAAGACCTAACGCAGGGTAGATGATAGCATGTTCCTGTTTATAGATAGCTGTCTTCGATGCCATCTGTGAGTATTCGTTCATACTAATGAAGGGTTCGCTGTAGTATTCCCATGCTTCTAAGTCTGTTTCATTAATCATTGTTCCCAACTTTCTATCTCTTCTTCTTCGTTACTTGTGTCAATGAAGTCATCAAGTTTCAGTAGACCTTCTTCGTGAAGTAGCTTGAACACATGATACTTCGTAATGTCTGCGTTTTCTAACACGTAGTCTGTGTCGAAGTCTTCGGCCAGAACTGTTAGTTTATCCTCTATAGTCAGCATTGTCAAGACC